TCTTTAAGCGTTGATTGATCCCACCAGTCAAAGAATCCCTCCGCCGCAGAGCGAGCCAGATTCAGGGCCGAATCTGCTATCGGCATTATCTTTTCTGCAAGCGAGGTATCGTCCCACCATCTCGTAAAATTGGTGTATGCGGTAGTTGCAGCCTCTATCGCTGACGTCTTTATCGTAGCGATACGCTCGTTCATCGGGGTGGTGTTCCACCAGGCAAAGAACTCCGAAGCCAAATCACGAGCGCCCGCAATGCCTTGGGTAACTATCTCAGGTGCATGCTGTTTATAGGTTGAACCTTCCCACCAATCGAAAAATGCGCCTGCTTTCTGTTCTGCAAACCCAACAGCATCATCGACAATTTGAAGGGTTTTCTCTGATAGGGTTGAATCGCTTTCCCACCAATTAAAAAAAGCGGCCGCCTTTGTTTGAACACCACTCCAAAGATCACCCCACCACTGAACGATTCCATCCCAGTTGTCATATATGAGGTAGGCAGCCGCCCCAATAGCCCCGATAATCGCTATAGTCGCACCGACAGGCGTGGCAATTGAGGCGGCTCCAAGTCCTTTGATTGCGGCACCTACAGCGGTTATTGCTGAAGCGCCTCCCGCTATGATTGCGGCCGATCCTCCAAAGCCGACCATTGCAACAGCAAACTCGCCTACATAGGGCAATACTGGCGCGAGATAATTACCAAGGCTTTCGATGGCGCTGCCCAAGTCTCTGAGGACTTGATATGGCATTTCGTCGCTGTTATCCAGTGCGTCAAAGAACGATTTTACGTGTTCGACAGCTGTGGGTATGTACTCGGTAGCTGATGTAAACGCGTCACCTATAGCCAAGAGCGCCCGCTTGTAAACGTCGCCAGTACCGGTGGCCGCTACCAGCGTGCGCTGAAACGCACTGAAGCTGTCCCCCATATTGGACAATGCGCCCCTGGTTGTATCCATCTGGTCGGCCATCGCTGTACCAAATTGAACATTTCCGATGTTCTGCAGATAGCCTTCGATTTCGGCAGCATTCTTGCCAACTGTGGTAGTTACACCTTGAAAGGTGAATGAGACTTCATCACCCTGTTGTTTAGCTTTGATACCGAATTCTTTTAATCGCTCGAATTCATTGGTACTGGCATCGGCGACGGCCTCAATCATTTGATTGAGATCCTTACCCATGGCTGATGCTGTGTTGCCGTAGCTTGTCAGCGCTTCACTGGAAGGGTCCAAACCGAGTGTTTTTAGTTTGACAAAACCTTGTACGGCCTGACCAAGACTGAACGGTGTGGACTTGGCGAACTCCTCGATAATGCCGAAGGCATCCTTTGCCTTCTCCGCATCGCCTGTAACCGTTTTAAGAGTCGCGGTCATGGATTCAAACTGTGTGCTGGTATCAAGCGCACCTTTGATCATTGCACCAAATCCGAGTGCACCCGCTGCTGCTGCCAGATTTGTGAACCCGGTCCTTAATGAACTGCTTCGATCCTCCGCACGCTGCCCGGATTTATCAAGTGCATCCAGCCGCTTGTTCGCCTGATCGAGTTCACTCGATTCAACGCTGAAACCCAACTCGACTATATCGCGACTCATTCGGATTTCTTACCGTAGGCTGCCCATGAAGCTGCATTCGCTGTGTTTTTATTGCTCATAACCTCATCACTTTGAATCGGGCAATCGGGGTCTTTCTGATTCGCAATTGACACGTAAGCGCTCGACATTTCACGTAGCGCTATCACTTCCATTCGCGTGAGTTCGGTGCCCGTCATGCTTGACCAGCTCTGAATTTCACGGAAGGTCAAACGCTTCAGGCCCTCATCACCGTGCTCGCCTGCGCCAACCTCCAGAAACATCACCGGCAAGTGACCAATTTCAAAAGGCAATTCCGGCAGATTGCCGCCGTACATTTCGGCGTTTGTTAGTTCCGACTCCTTGTCCGGAGAGACCGAAAGCCATGCCAGCATGCGAGCGTACCGGCATAGTTGCTGAATCAGCCCTCGATGAAGTTTCCCGGGTTGAGAATGAACACCATGGCCTGATTTCTAAATGCCTGAGACTTGATATACAGGCTGTATGCGTTTTTCTGGTCGATCTTTACCCAAGCCATGTCCTTCGCCCCCTCGGCTTTACCAAAAACCTCACCCCCAACAGTCAGCTTTGCCAACGCGGTGCAAACCTGTTTGATTTCGAGTTCAAAGTCTTCATTCGAGATCGTCTTACTACCCTTGCTCTGTTCATGGTTCTGCAGTTGCTGTAACGCTCGCCTGGTATCCGGTGATTCAGTACCTTTGAGCATCAAGTAATTTTCCCTTGGCTCTTTGTCATCTTCGGCCTGGGCCATGATTGTCTGGCCGGTACGCGGGTTAACAAGCGGCATGCGCGCACCATTAACCGACTTCTCCGACGAATCGAAGTCTGCAAAAACATCAACATTACTCACGGGTGTTATCTCCTGCTGGGTTGTTTAACTAAAAGGTAAGCGCTGAACCAATGCCCAGCGCTGATTTTCCGTCTGGTTAGACGGTGACGATATCGGCGGACTGAATTAACAGAATGCCTGAACGTGTGTGGATAGTGTCCTGGCTTCCGCCGTCCACCTTCGCAAACTTCTGAACTTGTGCCGTGAAATAGTGCGTATCCGCACCATCGAGCATCAACCGAAATGATCCGATGCCGTTGAGATCAGCCTCCAATGCTTCATAGGCCGCTTGAGCGGCATCACCGACAATCCCTGACAGTTTGAACGGTACCGGGTCCCACTTGAACGAACCCTTTTTATCGACGTTAGTTTTTCGGCAAACCAACGGCTCGGGAACGGCTGTGCTGTTACGCATCAGTGGCGGAGTGTCATGCAACGCGCATTCACCCTCTAGAAACGCTGCACCCAAGGCTGCAAATCCTGCGGCCTCATGGGTTGCCGGAAGCGCTAACGCAATGGCAAGCGTGGAACCTGCATAAGTAGTCGATGGCATGGTTAGAAGTCCTCTGTATTAAATCGGTTGTGTTTAAGTAGCGTTAGCTGGCTTTGATGTACTTGGCCTTAATCCACGCCGCGTGCTTGTTGGTGTTCGGGTCAAAATCCTCAACGTCCTCAGTCTCACCGCGAGCGATCTTTACGCCGTCGATGGTTAGGTTGACGCTGGACAGGTTGGTTACTTTTGTCGGGCTGCTTGCTGGTATTTCTTTCTTCTTGTCGACCATGTTTTAAGTCCTCAATGGATGGTTTGAACCTGAAAGCGCACAGGTGTGCTATGCCAACCGTCCATCGGTATTGACGGCACCGGGTTTGGCGGTGTTATTACCTGGTAGGTGTGATTTGCGCCGACCAACTTGCTATGAATCGGGAACACTGAATTGCGTATCTCGTCAGCGATTTCACCTGACACGACTTTCCCGAGCCCGTCGCGCAGATAGATAGATATCTGCAGGACCGACCGGTTATCAGATTCGCCGTTATTCACACCATGTACCGAAGGTGTCACGGGTAATTCAGCAACTTTCAGATACGCATTGCCAGGTAACGAATACGTCGACTGTGCGGGCTTCGGTGGCTGCTCAAAAGGTACGTTTTCAAATGCCACCGGAATACCTTTACCCGCTGCAAATGCTTCGATAACATCTGAAAACAGTGTGTAGAGTTCAGCTTGCATCGCGCACCGCCTGATTCACTATGGAATCCCATTCAGCAACCGACACACCCAGCATGCCCTGCGGTGCTTTAACGCGGCTGTGGCCCTCGTACTCAATCTTGCGCACGTAGTCTTGACCATTGGCTAGGCTGTATGTGTCACCCGCTTTCAGTGAATTAATCACAGCCGGAATGTTGTTCCGCCCGGTATCACCCTGATCAATGTTGATGTTGTTGGTTTTCGGAGCACCCTTGTTAGGTGTCCAGCTTGCGCGCAGACTGCCGTGCAATACAGGTGTACGGTCGACAACCTTCGCGGTGATGCCGGCACACGAAAGCCGCAGCACGTCATCGCCACGCTTTTTGTATTTACCCTGAATCAGTGCGGTTAATTGCTTCATCGCCGGGCCTGCGTTCTGTAGAGCACCACAACCTCACCGGGTTTGACTTCACCGGGGTCGACTACGCTGTAATCAATGCCGTTATCGCGGATTCGCATATCGTTTGTGACAGCTATCCGCCCATCAAACAAAAACCGCTTGTCACCTCGCACAATCAGCTCTCCGTCGATTTCCTCTGACATGAATTCAGTCTGAACACCAATAATCGGTGTGAGCGTTTCACTCGGCCTCGGGTCATAAGTAGGGCCGGTACCCGTCAACGTAACAAGGTGCATCAGCCGGCCGTCTTCTTTGATCAGATCGATTGCGTCGGCAACGAATTCCTCATGCACGTTCCACCCGCCCACTCACAACGGAGCCAGTTGTTACGCCAGACGCAAGCAAATGCGCGATTGCATTGTGAAAGTTCGGCAGATCCTCAATAGACAGCGACCCGCCGTCACCTTTTGATTCGTAGTACTCGCGCTCTATGTTGGTATCGATACGACGGGACTTTATTTCCTGCCTTGGTACGCTCGCGGGATTGCTGCCGGTCGCTATGTAGTGCCCGAGCCAGAGCTGTGCACGTTTCAGTTCCTCGGGAATATGGTTCTCGCCGTATGGCGTACCGCTCCGGTCTGCTGTGCCTGTTCGCGGGAATGCAAGCGGGCTATCAGCAACTGATTTCGAACCCACAAAGAGTAGATTTTCAATGGTGTCCATAGC